TTTATAAACCTGCAATACATTTTCGGAGAGAATGCGGCAGATTATGCATACGGTTCTACGCATTCATGGTTTGCTTCTGACGGAATACATCCAGCCCCTGCTACTGGAGGGTATTTAATAAAAGATGCAATATATCGTGTAATGACAATGAGATAACAAAAAGGGCCATTCGGCCCTTTCTTCATCAAAACGGAATATCATCATCAAAATCCATCGTCGGCTCGTTTGCTGGTGATTTTGACGTGTTTGATGGTTTCATTCAAAAACTATCAATTTGTATGCTCTTATCATGAGGCTTTTTCAAAGGGTAATGCGTTGCTCTCCAGTCATTGAATGCCATCATGGCAGCTTCCCATCCAAGGCATACGCACACAAAGCACCCTACTTTTTTACTTGCCTCAAGATACTCAAGCTGACCATCCTCCCATTCGCAAAGTGTATGGTCTCTCCTCTTCATCTCAATGACAAGTGATGGGTTCCCAGGGATTATTATATCTGAAGCTCCTTTGTTTAAAGCTCCCTTCTTTTTTAGATTATTAACTTCGTGCGCTCTTCTCTTCCCCTCGTTTGGGACGTGAAGAACAAGGCGCCCAAAACTGTCAGGATACATTCTCTTCAACTGATTTATGAATGTTACAAGTTCAGCATCTTCTACAGGACATTTTTTATTGCGGTAGTCCTTTTCACCATAAATCTTTAACCACTCAGGAAAAATCATAACTCACCCCAATACATTCCTTTCACATTGTAATATTTGCTGCCTTTATCCTTTCTGAACATAATGGCAGTAGGATGTGTGGCATCTTCTCTTCTAGATAGTGCTTCATCTATTTCCAGTACCTCTCCAAAAGATTTAATACTGAAGTCTTCCCATTCTCTTCTTTGCCACGTCTTTTCTGCCATGGGTTTAAAGAATTTGTTAACGAACCATGGCGACTGCTCAATAGCAAACTTAACTACCAACATATCATCACCACTGCTTACATAGTGGCGAGTTATGCTCATCATTGTAACTTTTGATTGCTTGGTTGCATCTGGCGCAGCATCAAGTCTTGCAGCCTCTTCCTGTAGCTTCTTGTTTGGATCAATAATTTCTGCTTTGCAGCTCACGCAGTTACGAGCAGCAATATCATTTTCAAAACCACAATCAGGGCACTCTTTGAATGACCATTTATACGTGCAGCGACGCATTTCACGCAGCGCACCAACCATAATATAGTTCTTACAGCGGCGCCCAAAGTGTCCGGGCATTGGCTTTTGCCCTATCTTTTCGCCAGATTTATCATAAATTTCTACCATTATTCTGTCACCAGATAGATCAAGCCAATATCCCTCACTGTCCATCTCAAGGCCTTCTGGATTTGGACGCACTCCAAATTCATTAACAAATCCGCACGATGGGCATTTTACTTCCATTGGAACAGATGGTTTTTTTCGTGTTGCTTTAATCTCAGGAGTAAACAGGTCTCCTGTCTCAGCAAAATGACGCTCTATGTTTCCTGCATAGTCGCTAACGAGAAAGTTTTCCTTACCTTCGTATAGCCTGGTTCCACGACCTATTATCTGCTGATACAGGCGCGGCGACTCTGTGGCGCGCATTACAGCAATATGATCGCAATGTGGCACATCGACGCCAACCGTAAGGATATTCTGGTTGACAATGTATTTAACCTTCTGCGCCTTAAAATCTGATATCGCCTTATTGCGCTCAGCAGTAGGCATATCACCGAAAACATAGCTATAACTACCAGGAGGCAGAGATTCCATAATCTCCATGGCATGCTTTTTCGTGCTGGCGAAAATCATAGTTCCCCGGCGATTCACTGATCGCCTGACGATATCCTCAACAATGCGAGACGTCTTGCGTCCTTTTCCAACCATGGCGCGCTCTACCGATGCCGTTGTATAACGCCCAAGCTTATCCTTCTCAAGTCCAGAGGTATCATATTCTTCTTCTACGTGCTCAGTAACTGGAGGAGTCAGATAGCCATTATCAATCAGGAATTTTGCCTCAAGCTCATAAACAACCTTGTCATAGTAAGGATCAATGGCTGTCTCTTCATCAGTGGGGCCGGACTGGTAATGATCTTTAAATATGTACCCCGTACCAAGGCGATAAGGCGTTGCGGTCATGCCAATGATGCGCAGCTTTGGGTTGCGACGCCTCATCTCATTAATAATAAATTTAATGGTTGGCGTGATTCCGTCGCACTCGTCAATAATTACAGCTCCATATTTATCGCCGAACATTTCAATAGAGTTTTTGATTGTGACAGGAGAGCCAAAAACAACAGGGTGGCGCAGATTTTTAGGGCCAGCCTTGGCGCTGAACATGCTTGCTGGCTCGCCAGTTAAAAGGTATTTAGATCGATTCTGTGTCACAAGTTCCCCGGTTGGAGCAATGCAAAGCACACGCTTTTTACTCATCTCATAGATGCGTGCTGCAAGCTCAGCGACAACCATTGACTTGCCTGCGCCAGTAGGGAGAATTATTACGCATGATGAAATTGTGCTTCTGATATGTGCCATAGCCGCGTCAACCGCTTCCTGCTGGTATGGCCTTAGCGTATATTTCATAATGTCCTCTCGAATGAAAAAGGGCCACGAATGGCCCTTGGTTACTTATTAAAATCAAAACGGAATATCTTCATCGAAATCCATCGGCGGCTCTTCACCCTGTGGCTTTGCCGTTTGCTTTTGTGGCTTTGCTGCTGTAGCGGATTTAGTTTGCTGGCGACCAAAGACGCCAGCGACGTAGTTACCTGATTTCTGCTTATCGTCAGACTGCCAGACGCGAAGCAGGAGGATCATCGGGCGGTTAGCCAGCGCACTTGCGATTGCAAAATCAGTAGGCTCTTTCCCTGACGCCATCAATTTACCTCCAGCGTTTGCATCAATTGCTGCCAGCATGCTGATAGCGTTATCGCGCTGCTTGTCCTTCTGGCTGAAAACCTTTAGCTTCTGGAAGATGATACGATTTTTGTAATCATCGTCCAGGATGCGCCATTTAAGGTTAAAGAAGCGCTCACCTTCCCATTCATCGTCCTTGCACTCTTCAACAGCAGCCAGCACGCGGGTGCCGTCAGGAATAACTTCAAAACCACCACCAGCCTCAAATTCAGACTTTGACTCAACTTCTTTACCGTCAGAAAGATTCCAGAAACCCATTTTTATGTCCTCTCGATTATTTGATGATCAGCTTTGGTTTTCCATCGGTGATGGCACAACCTTTAATTTCAGTTCCGGCTTTCAGTGCTGCTTTAATGGCTGCATTATCTGCCGAAAAATTTACAACGCGATACTTCTCAGGCAACTGCTCAACCGGGACAAGCACATCCAAAACAGGAGATGGTTTGCCAAGCGTGATGCTGAAAAGCTTGCCTTTGATATTCGTTTTTCCAGATGCCAGCATGTTCTGACGAAGATAATCTTTAAGGTTATCTATCTTCGCAGTCAGCACACGTTTGCGTTCTGACAGGCGAACAATCTCAGCCTTCATGCCAGCCTCATCCGCCTCAAGCTCGCTGATATAAGCGGCCACCATCTCGGCCTTTCCTTCAAACTCCTCCTCAATCAGGTTAATGGTATCTTCAATCTGCTCGCGCGGAATATCTTCCATCGCAAGCAGTTCGTTAAGCTGTTTCGTTATCTCGTAAAGACGCATAATACTTAATCTCTGTCAGAAGTGGATTTTCTCCTTTATCAAACTGAATCTCAGGCTCAAGGTTGAAGCGATTTTTCGCATTAACGTAACCAACCCGTCCATCACCAGAGGTGACAAGTACACGCTGCCCTGTCTGCACAACTTTACCGAACTTAGTTACCTGGCCTTTTTTATCTGTCTCAGCACCCTTCACAAACTCCTCATTGCGGATATAGATAACAGCATCGCTAAGCGCAACGTAACCATCAATACTGGCTTCGTGCATATTGAGGGTATAAACGGTGTATTCGTCAGAATCTGGTCGGTTCTTCATCTTACGTATGCCAGCATGCGCAAGATAAATGATGCTCATACCTTTGTTGGAACGAAGATACTTGCAGGCGTTAATAATTTCAGCATGCATCTCCGCCACAACCAGATAGCCCTTGTTGTAACCACCCGCTGCTGCGCCAACGTTATCTACTCCATAGTTTTCGCAAACCTCATGCTCAAACATGGCGTGTAGGCTGGTGATGGAGTCGATAACCAGCGTTTTATAGTCATGCTCTTCTGTGATAAGAGCGCGCAACTGCGACAACAAGTCTTCTTTGGTGCTCGTCTTGCGCTTTGCATCAGCTCGTTTCAGCACCGGGAATGAGTCAGGCTTGTTTTCTTCGTCCCAGTCGTCGAATACACCGGTAATCTCTTCCGCCTGAATGAAAACAGGCTTAGGGAAAAGCGCTGCCAGAGTAGTCTTGCCAACGCCAGGGGTGCCAACAAGAGTAATGATAGGTGAAACTGGTTTTGGTTTTTGAATCATTGATAAGCTCATAGTGTCCTCTCGAATCACTCAGCGTTGTTGCTGGTGTGAGTAAAAGATACGACAGGACATTCGTCAGGTCAATAGCTTTACATAAAAATATTTTGCGTTTATCATTCTTCTATAAATTAGAAGGAGGAAAGATGAAAACCATCGCTGAACAAATCAAAGAAATGGAAAAGAAGGCTCTTGATGCTCTTATTGAGCATATGGGAGGACAGGCATCGCTGGCGCGATTCCTTGGCGTTTCTCGTCAATCAGTAAACGAATGGGTTTCCCGTGGGCGCATCAGCGCAACGGCTGCCATAGAGGTAGATAAGCTAACCAACGGACTTTTTAAAAAGGAAGATTTGCGCCCAGCAGTTACTCAATGGAGAGCGAAATAATGACAGGATACAAGGATTATCACGCCGCCGGATTCCCTGTTATAGGAATCTACCCGATGGATCATGACAGAAAATGCACCTGCGAGCGTCCTGAATGCCACGCAGCAGGCAAGCATCCCATAATGTCAAACTGGCAATGTGGAATCATATGGGAAGATGACCAACTCGAAAACATGCGCGAGTTTGGCCAGCTAAACAGCTTCGGTGTGCTGGTCGATGGCTATCTTGTCGTGGATGTTGACCCGCGAAATGGTGGCAATGAAGGGTATGAGGCGCTTTGCGAGGCGCTTGATATGGAGCTTGCCGATGAATCAGGATTTGTGGTGAACACTGGTGGTGGCGGAAAGCATATTTATTATAAATTGCCAAATGGAGTGAAGCTCAATTCTCACGACAAGAGATTCAAAGGAATTGACTTCAAGTCATCAGGTTTCGTTATAGGATGTGGCTCATTCCACAAATCAGGCAACTTTTATGAAGCTGAGCATGGCTCTCCGTCATCCATAACAGAGCCTCCGTCGTCACTTGTTGAGCTATTGCAGCGAGCAGAGCGCGAGGAATTTTCACTCGGTGCCGAATCGTTTTCCATGCAGGAACTTCAGGACATGCTGAACCACATTAACTGTGGTGAAGATTATGATGACTGGATTCGAGTTGGCATGGCAATTCATGAGGCAACAGATGGTAACGGATTTGAGCTGTGGGACTCATGGTCATCACGCTTCTCAAAGTATGACCCATCTGACATGGATTACCACTGGCATTCATACGGTAAGGGAAACGGAGACCGTGTCACTGCCGCTACTCTTGTTCATCTGGCTGAAGAGGGTGGATGGGTTCGTGCGGTATCATTTCAGGCATCTCCAGAAGAAATTGCATTGCTTGAGAAGTTTGAGAAAAAAATGGCGATGGGTGTTGGAGAATGCCCCGTCGATTACAAATCTGTTGATGTGCGATTTCCGCCAGGGTTCGTGGGAAAGTTGACGGAGTGGATTAACAGAAACTGCGCTGAGAAAAGAGAATATCTTGCAGCTCTGGCAGCCATCCATGCGGCATCAATCATCTGCGGCGCCTCTTCAGATATTTACCTTACCAATCGTAAGGCTGTACCAAATCTTTTTTCTATTGGCATCGCCGGGTCTGGCTCAGGAAAGGGTGACGTGCTTGCGGCCCTGCAAAAAATTATCGACTGCTCAGGACTCAGCAAGACAGTGGCCGGTAAAATCCGTTCTGAAAGAGCCATATATGAGGGGCTGGCAGCTAATCAGATGTTTAACCTCATTATGGATGAGATTGGCATCAAACTAGGCAGTGTGGTTGGACAAAAGGTCAGCGAGTACAACATGGCCACGGCTGGCGCACTAATGGAGTCATACACAGCAGAAATACTGTACTGTGACCAGCGCATCACTGATGAATACGTCAAGCAGTTTGAAAAAAGGCTTGGCACTCTCATGATGATGATCGAAGAAAACGAGTTGCAAGCAGATCCTGTCGATATTAAGCGTCAGTTTGAAGATGTGATTCGTCGTATAGATGGTGCGATACGAAATCCTTTCTTTTCCATGTTTGGTGTATCTACGGATGACCAGTTCAAAAAACTCATTACCGAAGAGAACATCAAATCAGGTCTCATGGGTCGCGCCATGATTATGCAGGAGCTTCAGGAAATCGCAGACGAAAACGAAGACGTGGAATACTGCGACCTGCCAATGCCCATGCAAATGACTATAAAAACAATAATAAATGGCACTACTGCTGGTTACAAAAACTGGACTGAATCAATCATAAGCAGCAAAGAAAGGCGAGCAATAAAGGCAACGCCAGAGGTTTCAGCGATGGCAAAAGAGTTTTTTTCATGGCTCAAGATGATTGCCCGTCAGCACGTAGAAAATGGCACGGGTTATCAACCGTTGATTAACCGATGCGCTGTAAAGGTGGCGAAGATATCCGGGATTCTTGCCTGCGATACTGGCGTTATTACAATGGAGCATCTACGGTACGCCGTTGCGCTCACCATCAAATCAACAAGCGATTTAATGATGCGGGCTGATAGTTTGTCAGGGGCTAACTCCAAGAGCAACGACAGGCGCGTAGAAGGGCTTGAATCGCTTGTCCGTGAGTACGTCAAGCGTGGAATGGCCCGCAAAGCGATCATCATTGGCGTGGCCAAGGATGGAAACTATAAACGAGCTGACTCTGAGCGCATGCTGGACAAGCTCATTGAAGACGGCGAGGTTATTGAGGATAAAGAGGCCAAGCGTACAAGCAACCGGGCCATCATCTACAAATTAGTTAATGATGAGGTAAGCATATGATCCGCGTAATTCAGCAAAGCGATATTTTTGCATACAGCCAGTATGAAGCTGAGTGCGAGCCAGAAGCAGCGCTAAACATGATGACTGGACGCAACCTGATGGAAGTCTACTATCACAGCGTGCCAGTGTTCCGATGCAATATGGGTCACAGCATAGAGGATGATGTATTTTTCTGCCGCATAAACTACAAGGGCAACACCGCTTTCATTTCACAGCCTTATCGTGATGTGGCGAAAAAGTGCGGCAAGTGGACTCCCGATGAGCATTTCGCTGGAAATGCCGTGGCAAACTTCTGCGATGCGTTTGGCGTCAACAGGGAAGAACTGAAGAGACACCTTGACGCGAGGAGAGAAAGGGATTGTGCATATAACTAAAGCAAAGCCACCTAGACGGTGGCTTTTTGTTTGATTGAAGTTGACCAAACACGTTAAAAGTAGTAACTTTATCTAAGTTTATGATTTTATTTAGTTCTAATGTTTTACAGACTTTAGAACGACATTCAAAAAGTCTTTAGGAAGTTATTGATTCTTAAAAGAAAAACACCAAAAAACAGCTCTAAAGTCTACTTTTTTGGACCCCCCCCCCTATCAAAAAATAAAATTCATAACAAAAAATACCCCCCCCCACACAAAAAATAGACTTTAGAAGCAAAATCGCCCTGCAAGCCGCGTCATATCTGGATTCTCTAAAGTCGTGACCTAAAAAACGTTCGGGACGATAGAGGCCCCTATAAGACCTTTTTTCTCCTTCAATACCTACTAATTATTTATATATAAGCAATAGACTTTAAAACCTCTTAGAGATATAGTAACTTGCGTTACAAAACTATTAGTTTGCTATTGTTTATTTATTTTCATCATCATATTGACGTAGATTGAGCGCCATCGTATAGTTACCACACCAACAACAAAGAGGTGATGAAGATGGAAGATAAAAAACAGCAAGACGAAAATGGTGGTGTTGTATTCGATGGCTATGTGGTGGATGAGCATGGCGAAGAGCTTGCTCAGTTTACTGGCGACTTTGGTTTTTGATGGAGGGATAAAATGACCAAAGCAATCTACACGCGCACTCAACTGGAGCCTGAAATGGGCGCAGTTAAGGCGCAAAACTTTATGATGGCGCAGGCAATGCATGCATACAGCAACGGTAAGCGCGTCTGTCGAGTTTTTAGTGGTGAAGGTAAGCATAGAGTGCTTGAGCAGGTTATCGTGTCATCTGGTGGAAACTAAACCGGTTTAGCAACAATGAATAAATTACTGGCAGTGGCTTTACTGGTTATCGCTAACGCGGCAAGCGCTGAGACTATATGGGTCACGAAGTACGCGCTGACCCGTGGCATTCAGAAGTACGAAAGCGCACAGCTATTTGCTGATGGGCAGGTTGCTGTGGTTGGCGATGTTTACTTTAAACGTGGTGAATACTGGCTTGATGAGCAACAGGCAAAAGAGCATGCAGAGACTTTGCGGCAACGCCGTGTATCTGCACTGATGCGTGAGCTTGAGCGTTTACAGGCGGTTAAGTGAGGATTTATGGATATCGAAATTAACGAAGTTCATGAAATTATTAAAAACCTTGAGGGCGGTGGTGAACTCTCAATCAAAGAGGAAAAATACCTCAAGGTTGCAAAGCTGTGCGTTCAGCTGGCTGTGGAGAATATAGCGCTGAAGGCGACGAGCGATGATCGCCGCATGTTCATCATGAACGGGGTGCAGTTAGGTTATATCAAGGTGCCAACAGTTGAAACTGACCCGGCACTAGAAACCATTCGTATTGCTGTATCTCCGCAAGAAACGACCCCCGCCACCGATCGCATCGTAGCCGGTATTAAGGCTGATGGGGTGGAGGAGTGGGTTTCCAGTAGGGGCGGCCGCTGGAATGGCGCGACCGAAGAGGCGCTTAAGTTCGCCAAGCAGCTGCGCGAGGGGGGGGGCCAAATGAGCAAGGCAAACCACAGCATCGCCAAAGCTCTGAAAATGGCATCACGACAGACAGCATTCGAAAGCGCGCGCGAAGAAATATTGGCTGACCTGCAGCTTGCTGAACTGGCGCTGTCCGCAATGGACAGCGAGCCGGTGGCAGAAGTGGTTTCAATTTATGGTGACCCCGAAGATTTTGGGGAGCGAGAGATTAGACCGCTTGTCGGCATTCAGCAAATGCCATACGGGACGAAGCTCTATCGCCACGCACAGCCAGCTCCGGTAGTGCCGAATGGTCTGCGTTTGGCCCTCAGTAACGCCGGTATAGCAGCGCCTGAATCAGATGAGATGCTGGCGGCAACATGTGAAAAGCATATTCAGGCGCTGGTTACCTGGGTGAAGGGTAGGAAGCCGTTCCAGTCAGCACCGGTAGTGCCAACGTTCGATGAATGGCTGGAACTTAGCGGTAATAAGCCACTTGGCTGGGTAAAAGACGCGATGCGAGAATCTTATGACGCCTGCCGCGCCGCCATGCTCAACGGAGGTAAGTCGTGAAACCCTACATCATCCGCAGACTGATTGCCTTATCACTGTTGGCATTCTGGATTGCTGTTGCGTTAGCCATCTGGTTTATTGTGAGGTGATTTATGCTGTGGAGCGACATTCAGGCTGCATGCGAAGAGGCTGACTTTCTTTATGAGGAGACTGGTAAGCATCATGCAGTCATTCAGGTTGGCAGCATGATGATGGTGGTTGAGCATAACAGCATGCTTCGGAATATGTACTCAACTACGAGGTATCAGTAATGCCGCAAAAATCAAAGCAGGAGGTGTGGCAGAAGGCTCGGCTAGAAGGCGTCGACCGCTTCATAGCAGCAATCGCCAAAGCCTTTCCTGATGCGATTGAGGTGGTTCATGTTAAATCCCCACGCAATGATTTGTGGTGCAGGAGCGGTAAGTGTGATGAAAAGAATAGACTGGAATGAGCTGTTTGAATACAACAACGGAAACCTGATATGGCGCGAGGATGATGGCCGCAAGGCAAGAAAAGGTAAGGTTGCAGGCCACTCAGGGTCAAAAGGATATACATCTATTTGGTGCTCTGGACGAAAATACTTTGCGCACAGAATCATATGGGAAATGCATAATGGCCCTATAACTGGCGGATTGGAGATTGACCATATAAACCATAACCCTGGTGATAACAGGATTGAAAATCTCAGGCTGACAAATAGGGGAGGGAATCTAAAAAACAAATCTAAGTACTCTAGCAATAGTAGTGGAGTAACTGGGGTACACTGGAGGAAGGATAAGCGAAAGTGGCAAGCAAAAATAAGGGTTAACAAGAAGTTCATACATCTTGGATATTTCAACGACATACTTGATGCGGAGCTGGCAAGAAAGAAAGCAGAAGAAGAGTATGGGTTTCACGATAATCATGGTGTATAATAGTTTCATCGATCATCACCTCACCACCCTTTAAGCCAGCATTGCGCTGGCTTCTTTTTTATCTACGCCATGTGGTAAGATATGTCCTATGTGAGTTACTCAAAGGACACATATAAAATGGCAAATCCGAACCCTAAGCACAAATTTTCATCCAGCAATCAGCCACCACCAAGAGGAAAAAGCTACAGAACAGTGCTTCTTGAAGCATTACGTGCAGCAAATACACCGATGAATGAGATTGAATTCGTCACGTATTACATCAATAAGGCGATGACATGCGAAGACGCTCAGGCTACCGGCATGCTGCGTGAGATATTCCTGAGACTTAACCCAATTCCAAAGCCTGTAGCTCCCCCTGTTGAGTTTGATTTTCCTTCTGACGGCACGCCTGTACAGAAGATGGATGCGATTATCAAGGGTGTCTCTACTGGCGTTGTTCCAGCTGACATTGGCAAGATGATGGCAGACATTCTGAAGGCTGGGCTTGATATCGAAGAGGTAACAGAGCTTGCGGCGCGCCTTGAGCGACTGGAGAAGTTACTGGAGCAGCAGAATGTTTAAAATATCAATGTTACTAATGGTCTGCGCCATGCTCATGTTTGCTATGGGTGATAAGTCAAACGAGATTGCATTTGCGATATGGGGCATCATGTTCATGATGTCAGCAACAATAATTACTATTGTGGGAACATCCCGCCATGGCTCGTAAACGCCTGTCCGCACTGGCAATCGAAAAGCTGGAGGCGCAGGTGGATGATGTGCTGACCGATGTTGCCGAGTCGGCTATCTTCGGCATCTGTGACATGCAGAAGAGCGTCATCAAGCGCCTCAGAATGACCGCTAACGGCGTTGAAGATGTCACCCATGCAACCACGCAGGCCGACCATTTAATCCCCGCAAAACTCGAAAGGCTGCTTTATCCAAAGCCGTGGAAGGTTGTCTATGGTGGTCGTGGCTCAGCAAAGACGCGCACCGTTTCAACTATCCTCACCGAGTCTGCGCGCTTTAAGCCTGAGCGTATTGGTTGCTTCCGCGAAATTCAGCAGTCTATTGAGGACTCCAGCTATCAGGAATTGGTAGATGAAATAGAGCGCAAGGGGGAATCAAAAGAATACCGATGCATTGATGGTAAGATTACCCACAAGAAAACAAAATCGAAGTTCCGATTCCGTGGCCTTTATCGTAACGTTAATGGCGTTAAGGGTTTTGCAGGTATCACCAAGGCATGGATTGAAGAAGCCGAAAACGTTAGCCAGGCATCATGGGACATTCTTGAGCCAACAGTGCGTAACCCAGGAGCTGAGATTTGGGTGACGTTTAACCCAAACAAAGAAACAGACGCCACATGGACTCAATGGGTTCAGCCGTGGCATGACAAGATGGTTGATGGCATTTACGAAGATGATGAAATACTCATCATTGAGTGCAACTGGACAGATAACCCATGGATGACCGATGAGTTAATCCGCTCAAAGGACAAGATGAAGCGCGTCGATTTTGACCGCTACCTCTGGATTTGGGAAGGGAAATTTAATAAACGCAGTGATGAGCAGGTCTTCGGCGGGAAATGGCGCACAGCATCTTTTGAGGTCAATCCTGAATGGCATGGGCCCTATCACGGCATGGACTTCGGTTTCTCTGGCGACCCTGCTGCGATGGTTGAGGTTTGGGTGGAAAACCTACCCGGCGATCGGCGCAACGTTTATATTAATCGCGAGTATGGCAAGGTTCATCTTGAGATTACCGACCATCCGGCAGCAATGGACCAGGCATTTCCGATGGCGCGCAAGGCTCGCTGGTATGCCGACTCATCAAGGCCGGAAACCATCAGTCACATCAAGCGCGCTGGCTTTGACATTCATCCCTGCAACAAATGGCCCGGCAGTGTTGAAGATGGCGTCACCTGGCTCAGGGGTTGCGACAACATCATCATTCATGACCGCTGCACGGAAATGAAAAACGAGGCTGCGATGTACAGCCATAAGGTCGACAAGAATACAGGCCTTGTGCTCACTGAAATCGTGGACAAATACAACCACTATTGGGATGCGGTACGTTATGCGCTGAATGACTACATTGTGCAGCGTGGCTCTGGATGGATTAGAAGGAGCAGGAGATAAGATAAGACCCCAGCAGGGGTCTATTTGTAAAGCCAGCAATGAATCCCTGCATTGCGCATGGCCGCATAAATAACATCATCAGACACGACCGCCATGGCCACTCTGTCAGCGTCAATCTGCTGGTGCGAAGCCATGATGTCATCATAGAAAACATCGTTAGCATGCAGCCACGCATACGCATGCTTTGCTCTCATGATAAGCACATCATGCCCGGCAGAGTAGAGTGACTTAGCCAGCACAACGTTGCCAGCAATAGCATTTCCTTCCGCATCGCGCAGCACGCCATCAAGCTCGAAAATGACACATTTCATAAGATTTCTCCGAGAGGTTTCATTTTAATCTACGCCATGCTAGAATCTACGTCAAGGCGCATTGACATAACTACATCACCGGGGCATCATGAAGGCATACTCATCTTTTTCGTGGGAGCAGAAGGAAAAAATATACTCACTCGCAAGAGCTGGTGTGTCGGATGAGGCACTGTGCGAAAGGTACGATGTGGATGAGGCTATTCTTCTGCGCATGTATGATGAAGTGCTGTGTGAGTTGCAGCGGCGTCGTGGTTATAGTGGCCTGAAGACGATTAATGATTTCTTTCGGAATGTTGAGCTAAATAACGATGAGGGTGGTGATTTATGATTATTGAAGAAACAGAAAACGCATATGACATGCACGTAACTGAGCAAGAGCTTGAGGATGGAACTCCTGTCGTGGAGTTGTATCAAGTGAATGGCTACGGTGTTGAGTCATTTATTGGCATCGACAAACACCAGGCCGCGCAGCTTATCGAAGTCCTGCAACGCTGGATTGATGGCGAGGAGATTGAGTGATGAAAGCCGTCAAAACAATCCTGTTCTGCATCATCAATCCGCACCTGATTGTGATGCTGGTATTCGCTGCCATGCTTCTTGGAGCAAGGAAGTCACTTTATTATCTTTCCGACAAGCTGAATGATGCTGCACGTTACATTCAGAGTGTTGACTATAAACTCGCTGCGAAGTCGCAGCCAGCATGGTTCAGATCGCTGGTTGATGATGAGGCGAAGTGATGTCGTATTTCTTCCTGATATTAGTAATCACAAGCAACACGTCCAATATGCAGGTGGTGCCGATGCAAAGCATGGAGCAGTGCAGGGCGGCCATTACGGCAATGAAAATCGCTGAGGAAAAGCGGACGTGGAATGATGTAAGTCCAAATGTTGACAATTTGCAATGCGTTGAGGTGAAGTGATGACAAGAAAACAGATTCATGATGTTGCGGTTGGTTGCAGGAAGTGGATTGAGGAGATATGGTTTAAGCCTGGATTCAGTGGAAAGCGCTATAAATTGTACGCCAAATGTCGCGGTTTGGTTCTTGGGGATAGAATAGAGCTTGCTATATTCCATAACAATGACCAGGCCCTTCAAGAGAGAGCCCTTGGTGACTGATACTATGCTATAATCCCATCCATGCGATGGGATTTTTTATGGTGACGAAATGTCAAAGTTAGAGGCGGTAAACACCTATATTCAGCAGCGAGTGGCGAACAATAACAGGCTCATCGAGCGGCAGCGTCGGGAGTTTAGCGGTGTAAACATAGACCAAAAGCACACCAGACTGTATGTCGAATGTGGCTACCCTGAAGAAATCACCGCCGAGATGTTCCGCTATGCCTATGAGCGCTATGCACCGGCAACCGCTGGCGTCAATCGCGTACTCGATAAGTGCTGGCAGACTCCGCCGCAAATCCTCGAAGAAGGCGCCGATGACAAAGCAAGCACCCCGTGGGAGAAAGCAGCCAACAAGCTGTTTAAGCGCGCTGCGCCGTTCATCAAGGATGCAGACCGCCGCAACCTCATCAACCGCTACTCCGGCCTTATCCTGCAAATCCGTGATGGAAGGCAGTGGAATGAGCCGGTAGACACCACGAAAACAAAACGCATCAAGGATGCTGCCATTGTCCGCTACATTCCGGCGTGGGAAGAGCAGCTCCGCGTCAGTGAATGGGAAAATGACGAATCCAGCGAAGACTATGGTCAGCCGAAGATGTACGAATATCAGGAGTCGGTAGTCGGCGCCTGCAACAGCGACGGAAAACCAACGCGCTCCCTGAGCATTCATCCCGATCGCATTATCGTATTTGCCGAGGGTGCGATGGATGGCTCCATTTACTCTGGCGTCCCACTTCTTCGTGCTGGGTATAACCACCTCATCGACATGGCGAAAGTCACCGGCTCAAGCGCTGAGGGCTTCCTGAAGAATGCCAGTCGGCAGCTCAACGTTAATTATAATAAAGACAGCGTTTCCGCTCAGTCTCTGGCTCAGCAAATGGGCGTGCCGCTGGAAGAACTGGCTGATGTGCTCAATGAGGATGTAGCGCGTCTGAATGAGGCAATTGACGCGGCGATGTTCACGATGGGCGCTGATGTCAAAGTGCTCTCGGTGACGCCAGCAGACCCAGGGCCAACATGGACAATTGCGGCCAACCAGTTTGCGGCATCCATCAAGAAGCCATTCACCATCCTGTTTGGTCAGCAGACTGGCCGCCTTGCATCCGATGAGGATAAAACCGACGACGCCATGAGCGCCAAACAGCGCCGCGAGGACTGGCTGGACTACATCATTTCGGTGTTCATCGACCGGATGATTTCCTTTGGCATTCTGGATAAAGCGCCAGAGAGCGGTTATTACTGCAAATGGGATGACCTGCTTGCACCTTCCGAGCTGAACAAAGCAGACCTGCTGGTCAAGCTTGCCACTGCAAACAAATCTGTATTCGATGCAGGACAGATGGCCATGATGACCGCAGATGAAATGCGCGGCATTGTTGGCATGGAGCCTCTGGAGGAGCAGCTTCCTGACGGATTACAGGAAGGTCAGCAGCAACAGCAAGACCAACAGCAAGACCAACAGCAGGGCCAGACCGATGCGCCTCCTAAAAATTAATGCCCGGCTTCCGCAGCCAAAATTAAGCATGAGCCTGACAGACCCACTCGGTGCAGTGGGTCGCGTCAATAAGATGGTGCGCGATGTTGACGCCAGGTATGTGACGCTAAAATCCCAGGTTGCCGAACTGTTCCGCGCCATTCCTGTGGCGACTGGTAACGCAGAGGCTGGAAATTATTATTATGATTTCTCTGCCTACCGTGCGTCGACATTCTTTGATGAACTTCAGCGCATTCTTGATAGTCAGCTGCTGGAGGCCGATGATTTCACGCATGGCAGGATGTGGGCATCATCCTATGTCAGCGACGCCATGTATGCTGGTACGCAGAAGGCAAACTCAGACCTGAGTGACCTGTCGTCGGCATACAAAGACAGCAGGCCGCTTGCTGAAATCCTGTACTCTCAGCCGTATCTCGACAGGCTTCAACTTGCGTACACGCGCACGTATAACGACTGGGGTGGCCTCTCTGATTACACGCGACAGCAGGTGGCAGAAGTCATCACTGCTGGCATTGCAAATGGCGACGCTCCGGGTGTGGTTGAGCAAAACATCGTTAACCGCATGGACGTATCAAGGAGCTATGCGCGATCAATTGCTCAGACTGAAATCACCAACACCCTGCGCGAGGCTAACAGACGCGAAGTGAAAGAGGCGCAGGTCACGCTGGGTATGGATACCATCATGCTCTGGCAGTCGGCGCTGATGAAGACAACCCGCGTTACTCATGCTGCGCGTCACGGGAAATATTACACGCCTGAAGAGATTGATGAGTTCTACAGCGAAGGCGCAAACCGCCGTAACTGTCACTGCTCGCAGGTTCCAGCGCTGGTGATGGATGGCAAGCCGGTGATACTTGAGAAGACGCAGGAAAGACTCGATAAGCAGCGCGAAGCATGGCAGGATACGCACAAGAAAGCCGCCTGATGGCGGCTTATATTAACGCTTTTTAATGAACCCTCCGCAACCGCACTTTGGGCACATCGTATATCGAATTCCTGGCTTTTCAATCCTGTCTCGGTTGTGGTGTTCGTGCTTGCAGGCCACGCAGATGATAATCATCAATCCTCCAGCTTAACGCCGGGAATTTTACCGGCTGCGATGGCGTCAAAAATCAAATCTGCTGAATGCCCATTGCTGGCAGATGACCTGCACAACTCAGCAATCGCGATCTTTGCCTCATCGCGCTTCCGCTCCGCTTCTGAGGGAACGGGGCGAAAATCGCAGGTGCGAGGATGGGCGACAAATTCTCCCGGAGATAGCGCCTCAACAATCACCACTGTATATTCGCTGACATATTTAATGATGCCTCGACGCCAGTTGGGTATAGCATCAAGCGTGTGTTTCATAAACTCACACTCACATCCAACCGGCGGCAAGCATTCGCCATTCCAAACCGGCGCAGCATCCTGACCTATGCACTCATTCAGGTTGGCTTCTTCATCCGCTTCGGTGATGCCAGCATAAGCATTCCATGCGGCAGCGCGAACCCGGTCTGCCTCCTGCGGCTGGTGCAGGCGGTAGGCGATGATGTCACCAGGGTCACCCGGCGCATTTACCTGCCAATTCATGGCTCCTGCTGGTTGTCTAGCTGTTATGGAACCACATCGCAACTTCACATCAACAACTGCATTTGTGCTAACAGGAGGGTACTCACCACCACCCCACTCAATCCAGCCGTCATTTTTGGCAGCCAGTGCGGCTTCGTACTGTTCGCGGGTGATGATGGCGATGGCGTAGTCACTTGCCAAAACATCAGCGGTGAAACAATCAATTCTAGAACCATCAAGAAACCACCGATTAAAACTAGCCTCAAATTTAGCAACGCTTGGCTGGCATTTTGCCGGCATGATTTCTCTGTCGCGGTCCTGCGTGATGCAATTGGCATGCTCCGGCCATGACCAGCCGTTTTCAATGGTTTCTTCAACCAAAATATCAATCAGCTTCATTTCCTCTCTCCGTTATAAATGCTTTTCAGTTCGCCCATCACGACAGACCACGCCGCATGCTCATCCATGCCGCGCATCACTAATTTAACGTAGCGATTGCGGGCCTTAAACATCAGGCGAGGGCACATCATTTGTCACCCATCGTTGACAGGCAGACCTCGCGAGAGATTGCGGCCACTTCTTTCGGTGTCTTGTCTGTCATTTTGTATGCCCCATCAACGATGGCCTTGCTGAGTTGGTTAAATTCAGCGCTATACTGGCCTCCAGAAGAAACCATCAGCGCGATCTGCTTTGATACGCCAGCATCACGGGCTTCTGCCGCCGCTTCACCGAACTCACCAACTGCATTGCAAAACTCGCCAGCCGACGCACCAAATGAAGCCATTGCGAATACTGCTGCTGCGATTAATTTTTTCATCTTGAATCCCCTTTGTTTGTGTAACTACATCATCGCTTACGATTCAATCTACGTCAAGACTATTGTGATAAAATAATCTGCATCACCGGAGGTAACAAATGAAACTATCAACGCGCGGAAAGAATTTAATTAAATCTCATGAAGGGCTAGTGCTTGCAGTTTACCCTGACCCGGCAACCGGAGGCGCTCCGTACACCGCCGGATACGGTCATGCCGGAAGCGACGTTAAGCCGGGAATGAAGGTCACGCAGGCAATGGCTGACGCATGGTTTGATAAAGACGTAGCGAAATTTGAAAGCGGCGTTTCGTCACTCATCACATCCCCAACAACTCAGGGGCAGTTTGATGCAATGGTGTCGCTGGCCTACAACATTGGCCTTGGTAACTTTGGTAAATCAACTCTGCTGAAAAAGCATAATTCCTGCTGCTACACCTGCGCCGCCGACCAGTTCCGGGTATGGAATCGCGCCAATGGCAAGGTCATGAACGGACTCACAAAGCGCCGCGCAGCTGAACGTCAGGTCTACATGTCATGAGGCGCCTAACTAACTGGCTTATCGGTATCTGGATGGTAATATGCTCTGCCCTCCAGGTATTCCCTGATGTGGCGATGCAGGTCTGGATGATGATGCCTGACGACCTCAAGAGCGCATTGCCACCATTTACGGTTAAGGCAATCAGCTACTCCGTGCTGGTCATCTCCATGCTTGCGAAGATGCGCGGCATGAAGAAAGAGAATAAGGCGCTGAAAAATGATTCTGCAAATCCTCAAGGCTAAATGGAAAGTTGTTGCCGCTATCATTGGCGTCGCTCTTCTGGCTCTGATTGTCTACGGAAAGTGGGTCAATTACGGGAAGGAGAAATATCACTCTGGATATCTGGCCGCCGTAGAGGCGCAGAAGGCCAAAGACAAAGAGGCAAGCGAACAACATGAGCAAGACAAAAAGACCATCGAGCAGGAAGCGCAAAACCGCATTGATGCCGCGCGTGCTGATGCTTCCGCTGCTGCTGTTAAGTCTGGCAGGTTGCAGCAACAGCTCGCCACAATCAGAAAGCAGCTCCTCGATTATTCCAGAACTGAGTCCATTGGCAATCCAGCCGCCAGTACCGGAGTTTTGCTCTCCCAACTGCTCAGCGAATCTGTCGAAAGAAATCGACAACTGGCAGAATATGCTGACTCAGCAAGAGAAGCAGGATTGACATGCCAGGCGCAATACAACTCTCTGAGGTCAGTTAATGCTAAATAAAGAGAAGCGCGAGGAGTATGACAGAATGGCGGCCAATGTGGCTTCAGGCAGAGATGGTTATCAACCGGCACGCAAAAGCCGGTATAGCAAGTCGGCAAAAGATGAATATGGCCCTGCGCCTCAATTCCTGTAGCAACAAAAAAGCCCCGTAAAGGGGCTTTGCCGTCAACCAATAACCATCCAGTCACTTGCAATCATATCGGTTTGGCTTGCCAGCCATGGAACCAGTTTCCCATCAGCCGTTTTCATGCAGATAAAAGGTAGCGTATTAAGCCCATCAACCCCATCAATGTCGCACTCAAAGTCCCATGCCCCTCCTGCTATCATGAACAGGAACATACCCTTTCCATTCCACCCGTTTCTTGCGACCTTGCATCCAATCCCCATCTCCTCTAAGGCCTCACCAAAGCTTAAAGACATTTTTACACCTCATTCGTATAGTGGTTTCATCTCATAGCCAAACATGGCTGCATTTTGGTGCTCAACACTACCAGCAAACGCCAGATAGCGGCGGCCACGATTGCTGGTAATGATGTAGGCTACCGGCTCTCGATTCATAACTTCACCATTGACGCTTTGCTGACACTTTTGTTGATGTGCTGGATGCACTTGATAATCACCCCAACCTCATCGTGAGTAAACAGGCTGCAATCATATGCAGCATTGACTTTGTCGCCAGTCACTTCAATGGTCAGGTGCTTGCCTTTTAATCGTGCGGCAAACCCATTGCACTCAAAGTGCCCAGACTCTTGTGCTTCAGTGCTTTTGCATTGTGCCATCACTTTACCTCCCCATTCAGTTCATTAACAATTAATGTTGCATAGCCAGCAATGTCCTTCCAGCTATCGTCGTATGTCGGGTCGCCATTCAGGATTCTACCGATTTTATGCTGAATCATGTCGAGCGCTTCCTTCTGGCTCGCCGTCAGGTTGTTCCAGCCGTCAACGTCTCGCATGGTGTCTTTCAGTGACTGCATGATTTCTGCGCCGTCTTTGAATTTGCCATAACGGTTGCCGCGCTCGGTGATGAGGGCTTCTGTTGAGATGGCGCGCCAATTCAAGTCATCATCAGTTACTGGCTCACGATGGGCGATAACAATATCGCCAGCCTTTTCGATATCCTTATCTCGCCCTGCATAATCCGCGCTGAGGTAGTGGATTTTGCCACTGGTTGCTGACTTCACAGCAAGAACGGCATCTTCATGACCATTAAAATAATCAGCACTTCCTTTCAGGTATTTGTATTTCATCACTCCACCCTCAACGTAACTTTGTTTTTCTCATCCACGCTGAAGTGTTCGCGCACAAACGCATACATTTCTTCAGCACTCCATTCGCGCATTGCTACATAGCAGTGCGCGTAATATCTGACATCTCGCAGGCTTAACGGCTGGCGCTTAGCGATAATATCAGTCAGTACTTCCAGTGGTTCTTTGCGTTGTCTCGCCATTGTCGCTCCCCTGTGAAATCATCTTGACTAATCTACGTCAATTAGTCAATACTAGGTGTTGTAGATTATAACATCTTAATGCGAGTGATGTGGATATGAACTTTATTGACTTGTTTGTTTACGAAAACGGCAAGCTTTACTGGAAGGTTAAGCCGTCAAACAACGTAAAGGATGGCGCAAGGATTGGGTGCCTGGAGCCAACGACAGGTTATCGAAAGGTAAAAGTAAAATACACCCAGACATATGAGCACAGGATTGTTTGGGAGCTATTTAACGGACCAATACCGGAAGACATGGAAATTGATCACATCAACCACATCAGAGATGACAACCGAATAGAGAATCTCAGGCTTGTTAACAGGAGAGAAAACACGAGAAACAGTTCAATCAGGAGCGACAACACCAGTGGTGTTGTTGGTGTTTGTTTTGATAAAAAGCGCGGCAAGTGGTACGCGCAAATAGTCTTAAACGGAACAAGGCTGCACTTAGGTCGCTTTTCAGAAAAGAGCGAAGCAATAAAGGCCAGACTTGAAGCTGAAATGAAATATGGTTTCCATGAAAACCATGGAATCAATAGGCCAAAAAGAATGATAAAAGGTGGTGTGGAATGAAAAAGTGGCAGGAGGTGACAGAAGTTCATAAGCGCGATTGCAGGGAGACTCTGCAAATGCTTAATGTGCCAGAGTCAATCATTAAATCTATCGAGCAGCGCATTGATCTGGCTGCTATGGAGGCCGCCCATGAAGCCGAGGAAGCGCAAATGTTGTCATGGATGGACAGAACTCTACCGGGCGTTTTACATCGTGGTAAGACTACCGATTGAAGATGATGACGGGTATCTGCACAACCATAGTCAGGTGCTCAAATATTATGGCGTTCACTACAAAGTGCTGATGGAGAGAAAAAATGAATACTGATCAGGTGTACGAAAAAGAGTTGTTGAACAAGCTGGAGGAACTCGACCGTACTCGCGCCTGGGTTGAAAGCGAATTGCGCGAAGTTCGCAACCGCATGCAGCGGCAGGTTAACCGCGAAATTATCGAATGGCGCGAAGGGCGCCCGCATTTCAGCAATATTGGTGAATGGGTGGCGAAATGAGCAGGGCCAGCACGTTGCTTCAGTTAATAATGGCTGATGTCAGGGAGGATAATGCAAGGCATGAGTGGCAGAAAAACCAGCCTGACCGCCGAACATTGAAACAGATGCTACGCGCCAGTTTCGGGCGACCTGGCATAAAGCGCGATTATCGCAGGGATAGGGTGCTGAGAAAGCTATGCAACATTCAGGTTAAATACATGATGGAAAAGGTGGCCAAATGAAACCAATGATGAGCAGTAGTGGATTACTTGAGTGCCATGATTGCGGGAGCCTTAATATTTTTGCTTGCGTAAATGATTCCAAGTGGATTATTGAGTGCAATGATTGCGGAAAGAAAGGTGATAAGTACGTCCGCCTTTGCTCTGCTGTAAGGTCATGGAATACCAGAAATGGCTTCCTATATACAGTTAGCGACTACAAACAGGATGCACTGGAGCGCGCAAATGGACTTTAAAACGCAAATACTAACGGTGATAGAGCGCTGCGGCGGCGCAACCAATGCCATGATACGCAAGCAGACTGGCATGACAAACCGAGCCAGCGTTACAGGTTATCTGATTGAGCTGGAGAGCATGGGATTTATTATTAAGGAGGAAAGCGTCAGCCATGGCAGGCGCTGCTTTAAGTATTTCCTCAATCCCGATAATACCGCGCTTGATTTGGCAATTCAGACGTATCTTGAGGCGAATCCGGGACGCAAGAGCAAGCAGATAGCAGAGGCTGTAGGCGTCAATTACACCATCCTCAAGGCACGCATGCGCTACCTGGCAAGCATTGGTCAGGTTGACCGTGAAATGCTTCCCGGCGGAGCATGGAAATATTACTGGCAGGAGGTTATTCCGTTTGGCATGAGCCGTGACAGGATGATGTTTGAAAAGCTGCTTGCCGGGGCGCGCCAGTCATGTGGGCGGTAAAGCATAAATCAGGAAACGTGCTGTTTGTCACCAAATGTGAACGCACGGCCAATAATCGTAGAGAGATGGGGTGGATAGTGGAAGAGCTAACAGCAATAGAGAGATTGAAGAAAATAAATGAAGATAATAAGCGAGTTGTTACGGTAAGTGTTGGCGTTTTAAAGGCAGCGCTTAGCGAGATAAAAGCGCACGTAGCCATGAATGGTGAGGGTCTCCTGACCCGCGCTGTTATTAGAGCTTTAGAGGAGAATATTAACAAATGAAACTACAACTTAACGAAATCATGGAAGCAACAATCAGCGAACTGGATGACATTGATATGACGCTTGCCTTTGAGATTGAGGCTATCGAGCGTCAGCTTTCTGGCAACCATGATGCAGGCAGAGTATGGAAAGAGAAGGCCATCAAAGCACGCGACCACATGCAGCGCACCCGCAATCTGGTGAAGCAGCGACTCGATAAACTGTACTATGGCGAGGAGAGGATGTTACATGGCGCAATCATTGCGGAACTGAAGAAAACGATGTCAATCGGCAAGTTCATGGATGCAGTAAATCGCGCAAAAATTAACTGCGGAATGCTAAATAAGAATAGTCCTCAATAAATCTTCATCATTGGCTGCTACCTTGCATTCAGGAGGTAGCAGCCATGCCAATCATACTGATATCATTCTTTGCTACTCTTTTCGCTTTTACCGCATCTCCGCTTTACCTTCTCGCGTCCGTTTCGTGGTGCATATTCATGGTGTGTTATAATCCGGGCATAAAGTAACCGTGGAGCCACGCAATGAATAAGCTGCAAGTCAACGTGCTCACCACAATCAACTCTGCAAGCAATATTAGTGAGCAGGTGATCGACGGTGACATGCACTACGTTATAAAAAATGTTATTCCGTTATGCGACGATATAGTGATGAACGGCGGGATGTACCCAGCGGAAGAGATACGCAATAGTTATCATGGACTAAATGGAAACCCGGCCCCATACAACCACCCAATGGTTGATGGCTCTTTCGTTTCGGCGCACAACATTCGGGCGGTAAACCAGTATCATGTTGGTGCGTGGATAGAGAACGCCTCTCATGACGGTGGCAAGGTGCTTGTTGACCTGAAGGTAAACAAAGTCATCGCTGAACGCTCAGAGAAAGGTCGTGAGCTACTCGGTCGCATTGAAGCTCTAATGAACTCCACCGAAGGCGCTGAACCAATTCACGTATCCACTGGCTTATTGCTCAACCGCGAAGCTGCGGAAGGCACAAGCAAGGGCAAGAAATACTCATGGATTGCACGCAACATGGAATGGGATCATCTCGCCATTCTTCCGCCTGGGGTCCCGGGAGCGGGAACGCCAGCAGATGGTGTTGGTATCTTTGCCACCAATGGCGAAGACATTGAGCGCGTTGTGGTTAACCTTGAGGAATCGGTAATGACCGACGAAAGTGCAAACAAAATTAAATGGTGGCAACGTGCCATCAATCGCCTGACTGGCAATCAGTTATCGTTCATGGATATTACCGAGCAGCTCCGCAATATCATCAGGGCCGAGACTGGCGCTGATGTATGGCCCTATATCGTCGCCGTTTATGATAATTACTTTGGCGTTGAGATTGATGGCACCATTTATATGCAGTCCTACATCGTCCGCGAGGATATGGTAGAATTAGTCGGTGAACGGGTTAAGGCTGTTTATAAGACAGAGCTTGAACCGGTAAAAACAACTCAAGGGGAAATCTCAATGACTAACGAGGAATTACAGGCTGCATTAGCCGATGCCCTCAAACCGGTTCAGGAATCGTTGACCGCAGTCAACCAGAAACTGGCCGATGTGGAGGCGCAAAACAAAACTCTGCGCGACCAGCTGCAAGCCAATGCTGCACAGGAAGAAACCGCAATGCGCGCCGCCATTATGGCTGAGCTGAAGTTGCCGGAATCTGCTGTTAATGCGCTGACTGGCGAAGCACTGCGTGAAACCTATGCACTCACCAGTAAAGCGGCCCCGATTTCCGGCGGGTTCCAGCCGAACCGTGAAGCAGAAGACCAGTGGAAGGATTACGACCTGAATGCTCATCTGGAGGTTAAATAATGGTTGCTCATGTGATTTATCGTGGTCCGGTTGAGCGTGAGCCGGAGACCATTAACGTTCAGATCGCCACCGCGCTGACTCCTGGTGTTGCCGTGAAGAAACTTGCTGCAAATGCCACCGTCGCCACAGACGCTAAAGGCCGAATCTTTATCCTCGGCAATCGCCGTTTCTATGGTCAGACCATCGACACAGCATACGCTGCAAATGAAACTGCAGTTCTGTATCGTGCGGAGCCTGACCAGGAATACTATGTTCAGTTGGCTGCTGCTGCATACACCATCGGTCAGGAATTGACAGTCGGCGCTGCTGGCGTATTCAAGGCCGCTGCTGCTGGTGATGTAGTGATCGCATTTTTCGACGAGAAGGCAAACCGCACCCTCAGCGCTCAGGGTTTTGGTGATGTCGTTATCGCTAACGCATACGTGAAAGCATAAGGGGATAACGATGCTTAAGTTTTCCAAAGAACAAGCGGCGTTAATTATTAATGAGCGCCGAAACTATGACCGCCAGCACCAGGTAATGGCTGCCAACAGCGGATGGCAGAATCGCGGTGGAATTTACACCGATGGCCTGACTGGTAACGCATCAACCCTGCCGAAAGATGTATGGGGCATTTGGGACCGCCAGGCTGTAGAGATTCAGCGTGATGTACTGGCTGTTTTCAGTGACCTGTCAAGCCTGTCAATGCCAATGCCTGTCGGTAAATTGCTGCATTACTTCCAGACCGTTTCCGATTCCGGCGAAGTAAACATCAGCCTGGATGGTCGCGGCAAGGCAAAAACCGACGCGCCTGTAATTGATTACCACGGCACCCCTCTGCCGATCATCGACTCATCCTTCAGCTTCGGATGGCGTCAGATGCTGGCTGCTCAGACCGAGGGTTATCAGCTTGACACCGCAGCGAGCAACAACGCAGTGCGTAAAGTAGCTGAGAAACTGGAAGATATGGTAATTAATGGCGATACCAGTATCAACGTTAGCGGCTCCACCATTTACGGCCTGCGTACAGCTCCAAATCGTGCAACATTCACGCATGGTTATGACCTGTCTGCTGCGACTGGCGCTGAGTGGGTTGATGCCATTACCAAGGCAATCGCGGCGCTTCAGGCTAAGAACTACTACGCACCAGTGACATTCTATGTCAACTACAGCGACTGGTTCTACGCGTCAACCACTGATTATGTGGCAACCTACCCGAAAACCATCCTGTCTCGCCTGCTGGAGATTCCTGGCGTTGCAGCAATCATCCCTGCATCTCGCGTTCCAGCAGATGAAATCCTGGGTATCGTTAAACGCTCAGAAGTCTTCCAGATGCTGTCCGGCATGCCGATTACCACCCGCGCATTTACCCGTCTGCGTCCTGAAGATGATTACGCATTTAACGTAATTGCGGCTGTCGCGCCAGAGTTTAAATACGATGCGCTCGGACAGGCTGGTTACGTTCAGGGTACACAATCCTAACAAAGAGGGGCGAAAGCCCCTTTTTTATCTGGAGTAAAGAAGATGATTAATCCGAAAAAAGTCCTGGATGATACTGGTCATTTCAGTAATGTGCCAGCATCAGCCATCCCTGCTGCAACTACCTCTGCCGCTGGCGGTGTAAAAAAGACGCCAGCAGTTACTGATATTGCCACGCAAACTGTTTCTGGTGAAGACGCAGCCGCTGTTGCAACTTCTGCAACCACCGCAGTAAACGCTGTAGGGACAAAGCTTAATGCGTTACTTGCTCAGTTGCGCGCTGCTGGAATTGTTACGCCGTAAGGAGGAATTATGAAGTGGATTCTTACTCATGACAGCCACCATCTCAAAAAGGGTGATGTCTATGAGGGTGATAATCTTCCGGCATGGCTTGTTGGTAAGGCTTCTTTGGTAGAAGAGAAGTCTTTCGAAGTGGCAACCCCGCAAGAAAAGACGACAAAGAGAAAGAAAGCAGAGTAAACTGAACCCGCATAATGCGGGTTTTTTATTGGGGGTTTCCATGGCTGTAAGATACGACATATTCACCACGCGGGATGACGGAGAGGTGATGCTTGACGAGCTGATGTCAGCAGACTGGACTGCATTGCAGGTGCAGATTGTGCCATTAAACTCTTCCGGCAGCCATGAACCATTAACAAGCGGCTCTGTTTCCGTAATGGTATCGCCGTTTGCGTCTGGTGACTTCTGGATTGACATTAACAATAATAATTATTATGGCGTGGCACTGCGACTGAAGGTGATCAAGTCACAACCCCCTGCTGGCGTTGCATCTCTGAGAGTCCTGGTGTGGCGAGCTGATACCTCAGTGCCATCAAGTCAGGTTGTCGCGCAGTCCTACTCGGAGCTTGCCAATAAGCAGAAAGCTATTTACCGCATCGCGTCGCGTGACTGACGTCGCTGGCGGAGCCAATCTTGACAGCATTTTTATTACCGGCTCAAAACAGGTCGTGTTTAACCAGCGCATCATTGGCTACACCGGTAAGGGTGTCGTGGCATCCATTTACCGTGGAGCTGTAGTCACTGGCGGAACCGCTGCGGAGATTAATAACCCAAATGACATCGCGCAGCATACTGCAACAGCGCAGCTTCTTACTGGCTCTACGGTTACAAGTATTGGGCAACTGACGGTGGCCGCGACGTATAGTGAAGGGAACGCATCGAATCAGGGGCAGGGTAATTCGCAGTCAAAACTTGGTGAGCAGGTCATCATGGCGCCTAATACCACCTATCTGTTACGCATCACATCTCTGGATACTGCGGCGCAAAATATCAATGCTCTTACGTTTCGTGGTTTGAGGATGACGCTTATCTTCCGTGATAAAAGAAAAGCCCCGACAGGGGCTTTGTTTACTTATGGTCGCGAAGTTGAATGAGATTATCAATCAGCCGCTGGATTGCGGCATTATCTTTAAATGCGATGTAAATTTCAGACTCATCAGTATCATTAGTTTTATCGCCAGGAATGCCGCGATTTATGGTATTCGCAAAAGCCATTAACTTTTCTCCATTGCAATAGCCAAATTTAATGCCAACGTAACCATCGCCAAGACGGGCAACTTTTGAGCCATCTTTCTGAGTAAAAGCACCATTCTTTTTCATCACTAAATCCTCATTGGCATAACGATAACTTTTGCAGTCTCGCCAGTAGGCGCACTGATGTTTGCGACGGCGGCGCTGGTGTTGCCATTCAACTCAAATAGCACCGCTTCAAATTTCGGGTTAAACAACTTCGCCAGCTTCTCAACATCTTCCAGGTATTTGGCATTAAAGCCAATCTGTTCCGTTGGTGCGGTCTGCTTAGGAATGACGCGATCAATATCAGGGAATCGGCCATTAATCTCAGAGCAGATACCTGCGCCTACCATGATTTCATGCTCGTCATGGTAAGTAACAATACCTGTTTTGGTGTCCAGTAGCGCATGCGCATAACGCTTAGTTGGCGACTTGCTTACCGATACGATGACGTTACTTTTTATCTTGTTTTCGTGCTTACTGGCAATCATGGCGCGATGACCGTCAGTAGCGGCAACTCGACCATCAGGCATAAAGCAAATGCCATTCAGGTAGTAACGCACATCCTGTTTGGCTTGAAATATCAAAGCACCTTCAAGGAGTAACTTGCTAACTTTTAATTTCATCACTTCACCTTTATCATGTGTTGTTTTGCAACCTTCAGGCATTCATCGAAAATCTTGCCATTCTTTTCACTCTGGTTGCTCCTGTAGTGGGTAATTGCGGCCTCTATAGCCGCGTTGTCGATGCCTGGCAGTTTTTCGCGCAGGTTTTTCTCTATGAATTGCTCGGGGTTCATTAAACTGACCTCATGAATGCTTTAATGAATTCCGCTGCGACTTGCGGGACGATGGCATTGCCATAACCGCGCAGTCGTCCCACCCTGGCGGGAATCCCATTAGCCAGCGGGAATGTGCCGGGTTCAACTGGCCGGAACTGTCCATCCCTGCATCCGAGCCAGTCAGCATCTGACCAGAATCCGTGATGCGGATTGGTTGCGTTATCGCTGCAAAATCCTGCAGACGCTGTTGTATCTTGCTCCCGTCCTTCCGATACATAGTTAGTGCGTTTTCTGGTGCAGCAGCCCTGTCGTTGCTGTTCGCAGTTGGGCTGGGCAATGCGGCCAGCTTCGCCTGTCCAGGTAGCTTCAGGCATATCTTTCTGTCCTTCCCGCTGTAGCAATGCGTGCTGCCAGTTGTGTCGTTCACTATTGGTGTCGCCCAGTTGCATCGCGCCGAAGAAAAGTCTGTCGCGTTTGTGTGGTGCACCGACGCTGCACGCTGGCAATACTGCCGACCCGCAGGCGTAGCCTTTGTCTTCCAGGTTAAGGAATACAAAATCGAGCCAGTGCTTTCCAATTGCTGCCGCAACCTGCTCTCCAAACAGCAATTGAGGCTTGCACTCTCTGATGAGCCTGAGAAATGCTGGGGCAAGGTGCCGCTCGTCGTCAAATCCGAGAGACTTACCGGCAACGCTAAACGGCTGGCAAGGTGGTGATCCTGTCCAGAGCTGAGTGCTTGCTGGTATTCCAGCCAACTGGAGTGCAAGGGGCCACCCTCCGATTCCGGCAAAGAAGTGACACTGTGTAAATCCTTCCAGGTCTGAAGGGGTGACTTCGGTGATTGATCGTTCATCGACATATCCGTAAGGAATTAGTTTATTGTTAATTAACTCTCGCAGCCACGCCGCTGCACTTGCGTCCCATTCGTTGTAGTAGCTGGCTGTCATCACAGCTTCTCCAGAATAGCCAGAACTTCACTCAACTCAGCGGAAGGAAGGCGCAAAAATTCTTCTGTCTCCTGCGCAACATGACCCTCAGCGACAACCATATGGTCTGCTTCTTTCAGCAACTGAATCAGGCGGTCAATCGGCTTAACTTTTTTGGCCTTGAGCGTTTTAGCCGTCACCTTATCTTTGCCCTGCGCTTTCGCTTCCTCAACGGCGGCATCAATAACGTTAACGGCATCATCGCCATGCTCACGTGCGACCGCAACGGCGTTGGCATAGCTGATTTGGCCTGCATTGATACGCTGCTTGATGGCATCAGGTACATCACCAAGTGACAGGTGCATTTGCACATCAGACACAGAGCGCCCGACCTTCTTGGCGATTTCTTCATTCGTCCACCCGAACCCTTTGAGGCGCACATAAGCCTTTGCACGCTCAAGCGGGTCGAGTTGCTTGCCCTGACTTGAAGACACCATGAAGGCGATTTTATCCGCCTCATCGCCGGTGAAGTCTTTGCACTCAATTCGCGCAATTGGCACGCCGCGCTCAATGGCACGCAGTGCTCCAAGGTAACGATGCTGGCCGTCAAGAATCTTGATGCGCTTTCCGTCGGAATCAGGAATAACAGTTAACGCCGGGATTGGCTGTCCTGATTCCCAACACTGCGCGAAGTATTCAACGTGCTGCTCATCGGCTTCGCGGATGTTGTACCCCGGCTCAAGGTAAAGCTGGTCGACAGGGACCTGATAACCTTTGTTGACCACGATTCCGCCGCGAGTTTCTTTGTCTGAGTAAATTTTTCCGAGAGATGTCATCTTCCCCTCACTTTGATAAACAGATTGCACTGGCAATGGCGAATCCGATAACGATTAACGCCAGCTTGATTTTGAACTTATCCCACGCCTTCAGGTCTTCTTTTCGTATTTCGTGGTGGATCATTTGGATTCTCCGAGTGCTTTCGCGATTGCGGCACGCGCTGACAGCAATGCTGGGTTATCAATTGACGCCTCATACTGATATGCTTCAACCATATTTTGCAATGCTTCCAGCAACTCCGGCGCGGCAGCGATGAGTTGCGCATTTGCCATTGCCACCGGACCGCGATGCTCATCATTATCAAACCAACTTGCGGATGAGCAAACATTCCCAACAGTTCCGCGCACCGCGTTAATGTCATAAAAATAACCGTTATCTTCGACTTCCCACGACCCCGGCGTACCTTTTAATTCATTCATCTTCATCACCTCTAACATTTATTGTTGTTTCTACGTCATCACTATAGCGACACCCTCAATCTACGTCAACACTTTATGATAAAATTAAACCAACAACACTCAACCCGCGCTGTTCCGTCCTGAAAAACGTAAGGCGGCGAAATTGGATATAGCAATCGGCGTTATCGTCATGGCGCTTTCGCTGGTTCAGGTGTATAGATGCTGGAAGTTCATCATTCGGAGAATAATTAATGAGAGACGCGCTTCAGCACGCCGCAAACCAGATAATTAGTGGCACTGTCGGCCAGGTAATCGACAAAGCCGGTTATACCTCCATCGGCACGGGTCTTGGCCTGAAGGTGGCAGAGCAGACGCCGGTCGCACAATCATACATTGCCTCAATGATCCCCCATTCGATTACCGAGTGGGCTGCGGTAGCTTCTATACTTGGCGCGCTGTCACTGGTGGCAAAAAACCTTTTTGAGATGT